AATAGATTTAAATATCCTTTAGCTACATTAACATATTTTAAAATAGTTCCTCCTATAGATCTAATAAATTCTACAATACCCGAAAGAGTATCAAGAGATTTTTCAGCAATTTTAAAAGGTACTTCTAAAGGACTAAATTTAGATAATGTAACAGGTGGTGCTACAGGACCAACCGCAGTAACTTGTACTAAAGGTAATTGTCCAAGAAGATCAACTATTAATTGAACTGTTTCTATAAGAGTAGGAAGAGAAATACCTAAACCCTCAATAGGTTGGTCAACATATCCTAAAACTTTTAACATTTGTTGCTGTATATTATTTATTTCAGTAACTAATTTATTTTTAGAAATTATTATATTTTTTATAGAATCTTCTAAAGATGAAATTTCGTTATATTTTTGTTGTCTTGCATCTTTAGACATTTTTTTTATATAAGCTAAAACTTTTGGATCAGTAACTGAAGGAATAATTAATGTAGGGGGTGTTAAAGTTATTATTGATTGTTTTAAACCTACAAGATTTTCTTTAATACCCGGGATTTGATCTAATCCTTGCTTTATTAAGAAATCAGAAAAGTCATTAATTGCTTTATCAATTAAAGGTATTACAAGTTTAGAAATAGCATTACTGTTTTTAACAACAATCTTAAATACGTTAAACATGTATTTTAATAAAGGATTAACAGGCATTATACAGTTTTACTTACTTTTGATTTATAATTTTGAATATTATTTAACATACTTGAAGCATCACCTATTAAAGATTGAGCGGGTGCTAATATAGAGGCATTAGGAACATAAGGAGCAGGAGTTCCAATAGGGGTGGTTAATGCGGTTGATAATTCAACTATACCTTTTAATAATTGAGTTAAATCTCTAAGAAATATATCTCCTAGTATAACAGGCTCAGTAGCATTTTTATCACCTAAATAAACATTTTTAGCATTAACCGCAAAATCAGAAGTATCAACATTAACACTTTGAATTGAATTTAAATTAATAGATTTATTTGATGTTAATAATATATGATCTTCTTTACTATTAAATAATAAACGACCAGAATTAAGTATAATTTGATCTTTATTATATGATTTAACTGAAGTAGGGGGTTCTTTATATGAATTATATAATTCACTAGCTACTGTTATAGGAATTGTTTGAGTTGAAGTAAGATAAATACTTGAAGTATCTAAATTAATTTGTTCAGTTTGTGGTACCCAAGGATCTTTTTCATCATTGTGTTGACCATTTTTAATTATAACTATAGGATCACCATTTTGTCCTGTACTAGACCAATTATTTAATGGTGTAGAACCTGTTAGATTTAAAATTGTAGAACTAAATCTTATACTTTGACCCCATCTACCCTCATAAATAATATCTCCTTCATAGGGTTGTTGTGGCTTTATGTTTGCTTTTTCTTTAAAAGTTATACCTAAATTTATTTCAGATCCACCATCTGTAATACGTCTAACAGCACCTAATCCAGTTTGAATATAATCTTGTTGTTGAGAAGGAGGTAAAGTATTTTTATTAATTGGGTCCGGAATACCATTATGATGATTACTATTCCATATGTTTATTGGATTAAAATAGTAGTAAGAAATATCATTAACATTATCTTGAACATTACTGTTAGGTAAAGGTAATATATAAACTATTTCATTTATTAATGGATAATTTTTTACATTAGCAAATAAAGGTCGAGCAAAATTATTAGTAGTAAAATCTGGATCAATGTTTGGGTTGTCTAGTCTAGTAAAAAATATAGTTCCTATACCATTCCATTGACCATATCTATCAAATATCTTTGGATTATCTTTATCATTAATTATGACATGTAATACCCTAGCAGCAAATGCATTTGAAACCCCTGAAGGATTTTGTGCATTTGGGATGGCTGAAAATATTGATTTAGGAACTGTAATCATTATTTTTTATCTTTTTTATTTTGCAATTCTTCCATTGTTGAAAGTAATTGTTCTTTTTCTTCTTCAGATATTCCTAAACTTCCATCTTCAGATGTATTTTGTAATGCACGTTGAACTAACGTAGCCATTTTAATTAAAAGATCATCATTTTTAACTCCTATTTCAAGATATTCTTTAATAAGAGGTACTATAAGTGTAGCATCACCTATTTCTTGTACTAATGGTTTTAATTCGGATATTAAAGCCGATACTTGTGCTTCTTTTTTCTTTTGGTTGTTATATATTTCCTCTAAAATGTCCGAGAACTTTTTACCACCAAATACTACTGAATCTAACTGTCCCATAGTTTTTGTTATAAATATATCTGGTTATAATTTTTAAGATGGGAAATTCCCATGCTCTAAATAGTATGAATATTTTTCTTTAAAAATATCGTATAATTGTGTTGCTATTTTTGTTATTTTAGGCGTTTTAACGTCTATCATCTCACGGATGTATATATACAATGCTTTTTTATTGAATATGTTTATATTATCTCTTTTTCTAAATAATTCAAGAATAGCATCAGCTATTTGAGCATCATATTCTTTTGGGAATATTTTAAATATATTTTTAGTACAATAATCTACATACAAATCAATAAAATGAGATAATCTATCATCATATTTAAATCCTTGAGTTTCAGGCTCAACATTATCGTATATATCTTCTTCTTCTAAAAGTGTATCTATTTCTTTACTTACTTTTTGAGAAACAATAAATCCTGGATCTGTAGTATCTAAGTTAGAATAATTATTTAAATTATTTACAGTTATATTGCTAACTTGTTTTTTATAATTTTTTTCATTGTATATAATTAACCAACGCTTAACTATAGTACCAAAATAAGAGTATGCCTTAGCTCCTTTAGATGGATCAAATAAATGAATTTTTTCTAAAAGAAAAGTAATTATTTCATGTTGTAAATCTTCTAAGTTTTCTACTTCAGTATAGTAGAACTTAAAAGTATGAATAATATTTTCTGTTAACTTATAAAATGGGTAATGGATTTTATCTTCATATATTTTACTTTTTAAAATTGGATTACTAGTTGTATTATACAACACAATAGCATTCTCTGTTTCTTGAGTAAAATAATTTTTATTTTGTTTTTGACTTTTGTGACGTCTGATTATAGAATCCATTAGTATTTCTTAACTTTAAATTCATTAAGAATACCTTGAATAGCTTTAACTTGTTTAAAAAAGAAACCAATCTCATCATCACTTGAAAACATTCCTCGTTGATCTAATTTTTTAATTTTTTCATCTGAAAATTCAATTATCTTAGATAGTTTATCTAAATAATCGGAATATCCTACTATTAGATCTTCTGCTTTTTCATTCTTCCTAAGAAGATTAAGCGTTGTAAATCCTAAAATTACAACTGTAATTGATAAAACAGAAATTAATATTGTACAAATCATAAGTTATTCAACATATTCTTTAAACCTTCGCTTTTAATAGTACCTAAAGCTTTATTTTTAGTACTAGCGTTAGTTTTATTATTTGTTGTTGACCCCAATGTAAAATTTTTCTTTGACCCATCCACGTTATTTTTTAATTTAGGCAACCATTCATGTTCAAATTCAATCCTAGCAGCCATTAAATCTGCTTGATGAATTATATAAGGTAAAGCCGTACGTGGTTTTTGTTCTGGCATAAATGTAGCTAAATATTTTTTATTTGCTTCATCATATAAACCATCATGAATTTGGATTGCTATCATCTCATTAAATGAGTATTTAATATCATGTGACTGCAATAAAAATAAACTACGATCAGGAACAGACGAAAAAGGAACCTTAACATTAAACATATAATCTTCTCCTAATTTATCTTTACGCCACTGATCAGTTTGGGGGATATAGGCTTCGTTTTGCTCATCTCCCATTTTACCTAAATCATGATTTAAAGCTGAGAATACAAGTTCTTCAAGTGTATATGTTGAAGTATCTACTCCATGTTTTTCCCAAACATGATGTAAATCAATAGCACATTCAATAACTCGGTTAACATGATCTACATAACCACCTGGAAATGCATTGTGGTATTCTTTTTTATGAGCAGCAGGCATCATTATAATCCTATCCTGATACTTAGTATAAAATTCTAATACTTTTTCTTTTCTAGGAGATGAAATATAGGTGTCAATATAACCTATAAATTTATCCCAATTTGATTGAATTTGTTCTGCTGTTGTTCTCATAACTTTTATTTTTAATAATTAAACACGATTTATTTCTTCAGGAGCAAAA